AGGAAAAGACCAACTGGTTGATTTGCGATTGGCAAAAATTCACGGCAAAGATTCCACACTGTCATCGAGAGGATCACGGATCCACGGAAAAAATCAAAGCATCGATAATCGCGGAGCGAAGATCATTGGTAAAACAACGCTCGATTCAGCGAGGGGGGCAAAGATTAAAGGAAAAAACACAGACACCAGTTCGCGCGGAGCGGTGATCCACGGCGTATTTATCACGAACGACTCAAGGGGTGCGAGCATAAAAGGCGTAAGGATATATCCGTACAAAGAAAAAACGAATAAAATATATTCGGAAAAAACCAGTCCGTATGATGACAAGCAAAATCCATATTCAGTGAAGACCAGCCCAATGTCGGAAAAGCAGACGCCGTATCGCAGACTATAAAAAAGTGCTATAATAAATTTAATAAAAACCAATATGGCTACCAAAGGTTACACAACAAAAGAACGCATCGAGAATTATCTTCTCATCGACATTGATCCGAGTTTCAACACGCAGGTGGATGATTGGATTTCTGAGATTGAAGAATACATCGACCGAAAAACTGGGCGCAATTTCAAAGCGGATGAAGAAGAATCGGGCGAAGATGCCGGAGCGTCAACGCGAAGATTCGACGGCGACAATACCAATAAACTTCTGATCGATGACTGCGTGGCAGTGACTGAAATAAAACTGTCGGAAGATTCTGATCCGCTCGAAGTGGATGATTATGTTTTATATCCGGCCAACGCTTTGTCATTATCAAGACCGATACCGTACACCCAGATAAAATTGATCGGGGGTTACTTTCCGAAATACCCGCCGCAGGGAATCTATGTCAAAGGACGCTGGGGATATTCCGAAGAAGTCCCGGCCGATATCCAAAACGTGGCGACGATCCTGGTAGCAGGGATTATTAACTTCAGCTGGAACGCCGACGGCGAAGTGGAAAGCGAAACGATCGGACGTTACACTGTGACTTATAAAAACAAGAAGCAGTTGGATGACTTCGAACGGATAGAACCGATCCTAAAATCTTATATTAAATACTCATTCTAATGGGCATTGAAAAAAACTACAACAAAGAAGTGAATGTCGAACGGATCGCGGACGAGGAATCCGGCGACAAGCAGGAATACGTTCTCTTGGAAGCGGACGTGAAATGCATGATCCAACCGCTGGATGACAGCTACACCGAGGACGTGGACGGAAACTTCGGCAAAGATTTTATAATGTTCTGCGGAATAACCGACATAAAAGAATTCGACCGGGTCATTGACGGAGAGGTGGAATACCGAGTGGTCGGA